TTAAGTGTGGCAAACCATAAATGCAAACTCACGTTCAGCATTCGCACTAGCTGCTTAATAGCCGCTTATGCCCCTGACAAAGCAGTAGTTCTAGCTGGGCAGTCAGGTTTTAAATAAATAGAACAACCCTAAGGCCCGCGGGTGACGAGGCTTGAGAATATCGGACCCAACGCAGTACCGTGGCTGGTAAAGCCTAAGCTTGTAGAAGAATAGTTGACTGGTAATTGGACGGGGTTTCGAATACCCCCATCTCCACACCCCTAGAAGTCGCCGTACCTGAGTAGTATCTCTTTTGCCCAGGTTACGGCGTCTTTTGCTCTAATACCTGTAGGCTGAGGTCTAAGCCATAGCTCAAGGTTTTCTAATCTATTATCATCCCTTATGCCATTTATGTGGTGAATATTCTCTCCTGGAAGTAGTGCCCTACCAAGATGCGCCTCCATCACTACTATGTGCTCTAGTTTGTACTTAGTTGGTTTGCTAGAGACTAATGTGTAGACATACCCCTTGCTCTGCCTAGTCTTTCCCCCCTTCCAATTTCCGTTTAACTCCCTAGACCTGTCTGCGCAGTTGGTGCATGAAGCCGAGTTTTTATTCATTAGATTTCCGCATTGGCAGGTTTTCCTTTGAGATGCTCCTCTACATGAGGGGCAGTTTTTATGTCTGCTACTAGGGACAAAAGATTTAGAGCAAGTGGAGCAGTTTTGAGTATTGTATGTCATGATATAATTATACCAAGTATCTCCACTGGTTTATTAGGGAGTACTTGACTTAAGATTCATCTATACTTAGAGTTGAATAAAATTCCGTACCGCTCACAAAGCGCAACAAGCTAAATGGCCCAGGGTGCGGTAGGGCAAGTGTTAGACACCCTGTTCCGGACGGTTGAAGGAGTCTAAGGCGTTGGACTAGCCTCTAGCGATAGAGGACAAGGTGTAGAGGTACTAGTAAAACTCTGCTAGTGGGTGCAAATCCCATCTAGTCCGCGGTGTAATCGAGAAGGTGTTGCTAAGCACTGAGGGGCTGGGATTCTCGGCCTAGGTTACGTCATTAGCAAAAAACCCCTTGCCCGGGAAGGCGAGGGGTTTTTACTTTAATACTCTTATTCGGCTAGTGCTTTTTCAATAGATGCGCAGATTGCGTTGTATGCTTCTTCTGAAGTCATAGGAGCGATGCCGTGTGGCTTGCCACCAATAGGCTTGACACCCTTAACCATGTTGTCGTAGGCGTAGTCAAGAAGAGTGTAGTTAGAGAAGTTGTCCACTACCTCGCCCTTACGGTTTACTAGAAACTTTTCAAAGTTTCCATACATACCGTCACCATTGGTGTCTCCAACCAGCTTCTCATACAGCGCGTGAGGAGTTTGTCCTTCTTTAAACTTATTGGACCATGGGGCTCCGGCTTTTGAAGTAATCAATTCCGAGAAGTCATAAGTCACGTCATAAATTTCTTTAGCGTAAGTTCTAGCCTGCTCGGCGTTCTCTATGCCCGGTTCCCATTTGCCGTACGTGATTCCCGGTCCGCAGTAATCGTTAGTAGGTACTGCTATGACCTCGAAGCCCTGGTCTTTATACTTCTGGTATATCTCTTCAACAATTCCGTACTGAGGGGCATTACCACAGTCAGCAGTCACGTTGATTACCATGCAGACTTTGCCCTTGTATTTTTCAAGGAAATTTTCTTGTCCGTCCCAGGTCTTGAGTGGGATGTCATAAACTGAAGTTGACATATTGTTTCTTTCTATTATACTAGGGCCGGCTCGGCAAGAGCTGTTTCAATGGCTTTACAAATATCGTCATATGAAGTTGATGAATCTTTTGGCATGATGTTTTCTGTCTCGCCTCCGGCTTTAGCATTTCCGTTTAGGAAATTAACTCTAGCGTAGTCCAGAAGTGTGTAGTTTGGGAATATACCCTCTACTTGACCAGAACGCCCTACTAAGAACTTCTCGAAGTTACCGCCCATAAAATACTCTCCGTTTTCTTCAGATGCAGTCAGAGCCTTGTATAGCGGGTGGGTAGTTTGTCCTGGCTTTAGTTTGCCTGACCACTGGGTAGTTGGGTTAGAGGTGACCAGTTCAGTGAATGAGTATGTAACGTCATAGACATTCTCCGCATACTCCTTGGCTTCTCCGGCGTTCTCGATGCCTGGCTCCCATTTACCATAGGTAATTCCAGGACCACAGTAGTCGTTGGTAGGTACAGCAATTACTTCAAAGCCTTGGTCTTTATACTTCTGATAGATCTCTTCTATGATTCCGTACTGAGGAGCGTTGCCGCAGTCCGCGGTGACGTTAATTATTAGGCAGACCTTACCTTTATACTTCTCTAAAAAGTTGTCTTCCAGGCCGTCCCAGGAAGCGATCTTTACATCATAAATTGATGCGTCCACAGTAACTCCAAATTCTAAATGTCTCGGTATATAAGCAGTATACCATTTTTATGTTTCTATTATTTTATTACAATCAATAAACCTGGTATATTTTAATTAAAACCGTGTGATAGTATGCTACTTAAGTAGTGTAAAAAACTAGGAAAAGGCCAGGACTCTTGAAAAAACCCAAGCTAATTATCGGTGGAATTGAAGGGTGTGAGCCGCACTATGACAGCTTAAATGCGTGGAAGCTAGCTAAGATCATCGATAGTAAAGTTCATGTAGATGCGTATAAGCCGGATCAGATGCATAAAACCTGGCCTAGTGGTAAGTCAATGACCTACTCTATGAACTCGAAGGGCTACAGATCTGAAGAGCTTTCTGCCTCTACCGAGCTAGTCTATTCTGGATGCTCCTACACGTTTGCCACTGGACTTGAGGATAAATACATATGGGGGAATCAGCTGGCGGATTCGCTTGGCATGTCCAGATCTAACTTGGGTCAAGAAGGCTGGTCTACTCAGGCTATTGTAAAAAATCTTTTTTCATATTTTGAAGAGTACGGCCACCCTAAAGTTTTAGTTTGTCTTTTCCCTGATCTTCAGCGAATGTCTACTGCATTGAATCCATTCGTGCTTAGACAGTATGGCAAGTCAGACCCTAGGTACGAGACTGAAGAAATGTTCCAATACACTCCGTCACATACTCACCTTAGAGAGTATGACATATCTTTAAGACCTAAGTACTCTAAGATTCCTCACTCTTGGGAAGATGTAATTCCAGTAGAAATGCCTATAATGATGTCATTTCACTACCTACAGATGTTGATTCAGTACTGTAAGGCAGCTAACATAAAGTTTTATTGGTCAACTTGGAGCTGGGATTTTAGTGACCTACTGCGTCAAGTATCAGAGTATCCAGACAAGCTAATGGACCTAAGCGGCTATGTTCCCCTAGATCGAGCGATATGGGAGACCGACCCTATGCCTGACTGTCACTTAGAGGATAGAGAGAAAAATCTGGAAACCTTTGATTGGTCACTGGATCACGGGGGCGGCCACTGGGGTCACAATGGGTCTCACTCTCACCTACATACTGCTGAGGCGTTCCTCGCTAAAATACTTGCAGCTGACGTGTAATCTAAGCTTCTGGCTTGTGATCAACCATGTCGTAGAAAAATATTAAAATGTTTACTCGTAGTCCACTGAGGATCTCGTTTACACCGTGGTTGGTGTAGAAGCCAGGGAATAGAACTAAGGTGCCCGCCTTTGGCTTGAGTTCAACATCTTGATCGCTGAAGACTAAGTTACCACCCTCGTAATCATCATTAGTAAATAGCCCGGCCACAAAAGATCGTTTTTTGCCGTCAAATACGCCATCCATATTTGCGTCTTCGTCTCTGTGTGATCCTAGGTAAGCCCCTTCTTCCATCACGTTACCGAAAATACGGCTGAACTCTAGGTTTCCTAAAATCTTGTAAGTGCTAGAGAAGTGATTGCGCGCAAACTCTACTGCTTCGTTTAGTTTGTGCTTCGGGTCCCAGAGTACTCTAATCGGTGCCGGCGACTCTTTTCGGTGCTCGATGTGCATGTACCTATATAGTGGCTTAGAGTCTGGTTCGCAGTTTGCCAGGATGGCGTCGCAAAATGACTTAGCCTCCTCGGCCGTCAAAAAGTCTTCTACTACGACGTAATTGCTCTGATTAGTGTCCATCTTATTCCTCTAGTTTTTGGTAACTATACCAGTTTACTACCTAGTTTATATGATTATAAATTGATAGTTTAAGGGGGTATGATAGCCATATGATATTTAAATACTTATTCTCGGCTATGGTATCCAAAGTACGTAGGTGCTATAGAAATATGAAAAACCCCGGAAAGCGCCACATTTACTGATGTCTGCTAATGGAAGTGGCAACCCGAAGACTAATAGGTACTACCCTCCGGTACCTTTTATTGTCTATGACCTTGCCGAGTATAGGTTGTCTGCTACAGCAAAAAACGAGATATTTAGCCGTAAAGTCAGACCTGTTACAAATCGAGAGAATGGCATATACGAGCAAAACAATTATGCGCTAACTGGTGGCCACGGTAATTTTCTAGATACAGTAAACGAGTATCGAATGAACTCCCTGGGATACAGGTCAAATGAGTTTTCAAAGGGGACTGAGTTTGTATACGCTGGATGCTCCTACTCTTTCGGAGAGGGGGTTGCTGAGGAAAAGATCTGGGGCTCTCAGGTTGCCGATCATTTTGGCTATACCTATAGCAACCTATCCAGACCTGGCGCTTCTGTTCAATGGATAGTTAAAAATCTATTTAACTACTTTAGAGAATATGGTCACCCCAAAGTTTTGACCTGCCTTTTTCCTGATTTTTGTAGGATGACAATTCCCCTTAATCCCAACATAGCTGCGGCTAAGGGTCACAGTGGAGTTGACACCTGGACCACTATGCATGATTTACACCTAGGTGGTCACGTAGATTTAGTAAATAGACCTAAGTATTCGAAAAAGCCTCATCTGGTGGAGGACATCATTCCGGTAGAAATACCAATGGAGCTGTCCGTCGAGTACATCAGCATGTTGGCAAGATATTGCGAGACCAACGATATAGAGTTTTACTGGGCAACGTGGGACGTGTCTGCCTCGATATTCATGAGGAACATGGCTGAAGAGTACTCGTACCCCGAGTATCTCGATCTAAAGAATGAAAAATGGCATGATTTTGCAAGCGATGAATTTAAGCAGTACTACCACAGAGACCTGGATATCCAGGAAATAATCGATAATTGCTATTCAGGTGACTGTAACTATACTAATTGCCACTCCGAACTTCAAGCCGTATATGGTAAATACTTCTACATAGGCTCTGATGTCGAATATGTCGGTGGTCCGAGTGCGCACTTTGGGGTGCATCGACATGTACATACTGCAGAGGACTTTATATCTGCAATTAATGATGGACGTACTGAATCCGATGCTAACTAGGTATCCTATGCTAGGATTAGGAAAACATCACTTAAAAGTATTAGGAGATTAAGTTGACTGAATATACGCCTAAAGAGCTAGAGCTAGTTACAAAAGCACGTCAAGACGAAAGACTTGAAGTAATGAAGCTCATTGAAAAATTTGTACGACCTAAAGTCTTATCTGATGGCGACACGATATCAGAAATTAGAGTTCCAGCAAACCACTTGCTGTCTTTGATTAGAGCCCGTGGAGAGGCGACCGACCACATCTTGTCTGGGGAGTATGTAGACCCTACGGTATTGCCGGAGTAGTGTAAAAAATGGAAGATCCAGTAGTAATAGATAAGTTCATATCAGACGAGCTTTCTATAGAGTTTTGCGACTTCTTGGATCCGATCTCTAAACCAACCCCAAGGTACGGCATGAGCGGTGCATTAGGCTACGGTACTTCTTCTGAGGCGGCTGAGGTCGGCAAGACAAGGCGAGCAATTAATGGCTTTGAAAATACTGAGCACGAAGGCACTGTCTTAAAAATTGAAGAGATGTTTGCGTCTGTTCAGTCTGCTCTTGAGGAGCACTTCGGGGTAGAGATGGATTTAGTTAACTGCAACTACCAGATACTCACTGAGGGCGGCGAAAACCCTATGCACTCTGATAGCACTAAATTAGATGGTTCCCCTTGGCGCGATGACGGAATTCCTGAAGAGCTAGAGTACTCTGCTTTGCTTTATCTAAATAACTACGGGGAAGATTTTCAGGGCGGGGAAGTTTATTTTGAATTACAAGATGTACTGATTGAGCCTAAGATGGGCCAGCTTTTGTTCTTTAAAGGTGATGTAGAGCACATCCACGAGGTTCGTAAAGTTACTGGCGGTTTTAGGAAAAATTTCGTCTTTTTCTTTGGCAAAAGAGGAAACGTATCTCAAAGGCAGTTCTTTAATGACTAGGAGTCTAAGGTGAAAGAGCAAGTAGAAGTATTTCCAAAGGTGTTTCTCATCGAGGAGTTTTTAACTCCTGAAGAGATTGCGGCCTTTGATAAGCGTTGCCGAGAGGCCACCGAAGAAGAGTGGTCTGCGCAGATCAAAAAAGATTACGAACAGATGGCTTTAGAGAAGTTTCCAGACGATGAGGTTGCTCGTGCAGAGTTCCTCGAGCGTGGCTGGGACAAGGTCTGGGAAGATAAACACCTAAGCATTGATGAGTGCGGATACACTGGTGCTGTTCACGACAGGCTATATGAGGTATTTGACCCTAATCTGTATCAAATCAATAGTCCAGCCCGTGCCCAGAGGCAGTATCCTGGCAGTGACCTTCGAGTACACCACGATGCTGAGGGCAATGATACAATGGCCATGTCTATTGTTTTATATATAAATGATGACTATAACGGCGGCAACCTACGATTTGTTGATCACGATTTTGAGATTAAACCTAAAGCGGGAAGCCTCTTGGTGTTCCCGTCAACCGATGACTACGAACACGGCGTAATGACAGTAGAGCCTGGCCCTACAAGATATGCAATTCCTGCGTTTGTATTTCACAAAGAAAGTAAAAAGTAATGACTCTTAGTTTGGCTATATATGGTTGTGGCGCGGTGGGCCGTGAAGTAGTTCGCCTAATTCAGGAAAGCGACCTGCACTTGCAGGACTTTCGTATTGAATCAATTTGCGTAAAAAATCTGTACAAGCACACCGACGTTGAGAATGAAAACTTTACTACAGACATCGAATGGCTATCTAATAGCGAGGGACACAACGTTGTCGTTGACATGCTTCCTGGCATAGAGCCTTCTTTCTCCCTAGCAGTGCGTGCACTTGCTGATGGCAAAAAAGTGATTACATGTAATAAGCAGATGATTGGCGAAAAGGGTGCCGAGCTAGTAAAACTTGCTGGTAAAGAGCACGAAAAACTTTATTTGAACTCTATCCCTGCAAGTGCCGAGCCGTGTAAATACGATGACATACATCTGACGAATAAAAACTTGCTTGACTATGACATGCACGACCTACTTGCATTTAGAGGTGCTGACGGTTTGGTTACTGCTAAATACATCTTCAAAGATATTGTTGAAATAATTGAAGATGCCAATGCTAGATGCACCTCGGAAGATAATTAGTGCGCATTCTTGGAATCAACGAGACTACTCACGACGCTTCAGTTTCTTTAATCGAAGACGGTAGGGTCTTATTTGCTGGCCATGCCGAGCGATATTCCAAGAAAAAGAATGATTGGTACACAAACAGAGAACTTATTTTAGAGGCTCTGTCGTACGGTAAGCCGGATCAAATTGCTTACTACGAAGACCGCTGGTTAAAGAAGTGGCGCATACTAACCCGTGGAGGTCTTGGTGGGGGTAGGCCTTTCTACAAGACTATGTCAGAACTTAAGGGTATCCCTGTCTACTCGGCATATCACCACCACTCCCATGCCGCAGCGGGGTATTACACCTCGCCATTTGACGATGCAGTAGTGGTCGTGTTAGATGCAATCGGCGAGTTCACCACTAGTTCGATCTGGCACGCTAAGGGCGATGAGCTTAAGCAAGTAAAGCGATGGAAATACCCCTTTAGTTTTGGGCTCTTTTACTCGGCGTTTACTCAGCTGGTCGGGTTAAAGCCAAATGAAGAAGAGTACATCATGATGGGTATGGCAGCCTACGGAGATCCTGATTTGTATTTCGATAAGGTATCTGAGTATTTTCCTTCTGTATACGAGCAAACATATAATTTTCATAAAGGCATCTATGACTGGGGCCAAGAGATATCTAAAGACGACAAATTTCATATCGCTGCAGCAGTTCAAAAGGTATATGAAGATAGGCTCTGGGATTTCATCTACATCGCCCGGCAGGAGTCGTGGAGCGAGAATCTAGTTTTTGCTGGAGGCTGCGCTCTCAATAGCAAAGCAAATACTCTTCTTCATGACATATTTCCTAATGTGTGGATTATGCCTAATCCGGGAGATGCCGGGTCTTCTCTAGGTGCTGCAGCAATTGTTCACGGTAAGAAACTTGACTGGCAGGGGCCTTATCTGGGAACTAATATCCCCGGGGAATATCCTGTAGATGAAATAATAAACGCCCTTATCAAAGATAAAGTGGCACCAGTAGCTATTGGAAGGGCAGAGTATGGACCGCGCGCTCTTGGCAACCGTAGTATTCTCGCTGATCCTCGCGATCCTGGCATCAAGGATAAAGTAAACAAGATTAAGCAACGTGAGCTGTTTAGGCCGTTTGCTCCGGTAGTTATGGAAGAGCATGCAAGCGAGTGGTTTGATATGGACTACGCGTCTCCATATATGCAGTTCACCCCTAAATGTTTAAAGCCAGATCTAATTCCTAGTGTTGTCCACAAAGATGGAACTTCTAGGGTTCAGACAGTAAATAAGACTCAGCACCCCGGCCTATATTCTGTTTTAGAGAAGTGGTACAAGCTAACAGGAGTTCCCGTGCTGCTAAATACGAGCTTAAATATAAAGGGTCAGCCCTTACTAAATGATAAAACTGATTTACTTATCTGGGAAAATCTATATGGAACTAGAGTTATAACTGGCAAAAGTTAGTAAACTTACTCTATGGACCTTAGCTCATTTGAAAATAGCGGATTTAAAGCAACCGAGATAGATACTGGTATCTATCTGGTAGAAGACTTTATTACCGAAGAAGAGCGTTCTTATATCTATGATGTAGCAGAATCAGCGACTGAAGAAGACTGGTGCTATGGCTACATGCAGGGCCTAAAGGTACAATCTATGGAGAAGTATGGTAACGAGGATTACACGCTTTTCCCTGATATACCTTTCAATGAGTTTTGGGTAGATAAGACGCTCACACTACCGGACGAAGACCTATCCGATCGATTGACAAAAAGAATGTCAGCATTCTTTGATCCATCTTATTCTTTAAGAAATTTTTCTAACATACAGCGACAAAAGCCAGGAGTAGCCCTACCAGAACACCACGATAGAGGGTACGACGATAGACTCCACTATGCATCTGTGACCTATATCAACGATAACTATCTAGACGGTGAGCTCTATTTTCCTGACAGGGGCCTATCCCTTAGGCCACCGGCCAAAAGCCTGATCATATTTTCTTCGGGTGAAGAATACATACACGGGGTTAAGCCAGTTGGAGATGGCCCAACGAGGTATGTAATCACTTCTTTTGTTTGGACTGAAGATGGTGTTGTATAAAATTACTGTGCTAGGGTGGTCTCATGATAGAAATTACTTATCGCAGTGATATGACCGTGAATCTAATAGATTCGATGGCTAGTGATAAAGCGGTGGCAATGGCCGCTCGCGTATCAACTGGTGCGGAAACTACTGATGATACATCTAAAGATGTGGGTCTCATCAACTATTTGATGCGTGACCGCCACGGTTCTCCGTTTGAGCACAATGCTTTTACCTTTTTTATCGAGGCACCGATTTTCGTGTTCCGTGAATTCATGCGTCACCGCATCGCCAGCTACAACGAAGAATCTGGTCGTTACAAAGAGCTCAGCCCTGTTTTCTATACTCCAGACATATCCCGCAAGTTGGTCCAGGTTGGTAAGCCTGGTGCCTATACATTTGAGGATGGCGATCAGGAGCAGTACGAGGCCGTGGACAATGCTGTCTTTGTTGCATCAGAGGATGCCTATGCTCGCTATCAAGATATGTTGGACGAGGGTATTGCCCGCGAGGTTGCCCGTATGGTGTTGCCGCTAAACATCTACTCGAGCATGTACGTTACTATGAACGCCAGATCTCTTATGAACTTCCTCAGCCTACGTACTAGCCGTGAAGGTACTCACTTTCCTAGCTTCCCTCAGCGCGAGATTGAGATGGTAGCGGAGAAGATGGAAGAGTTCTTTGCTGAGAAGATGCCTATTACTTATGACACCTTTAATAAAAATGGAAGAGTTGCACCCTAATGTCTTTAAATGATTTTGAAAATGTTCCTGATTTAGATGACGTAATTGTGTCAAAAATTGGAGCGTCCGTACGATCGGCTATGAGCGCTAAGCAGAACCTCCAGAACTCTATAGCAGAGGCTATAGATTCTTCAACTAACTTTGGCTATGAGCTAGGGGCAGAAGACATGAAACTCAAGCTAATACAGGCCTTTGAAGCCGAAGATAGCGCCTGTGTGGGCTGGGCTCTAGGGGTAATAGAATCCGCGGTAAACTAGTACTTCATCATTACTAGGAGCGTCTTATGGGTATGCCTGAGAGAGTCAGGGTTGGTAGCCAGTGGTTTGACGTAATTGAGCGCTCTCGCAAAGATGATGGCATGCTTAATGATGGCACTTTTGGTTATACGCTTGATACTGAAAATCTGATTGTTATTGATTCAGAGATCGCTCATAGTAGAAAACAACTGACACTCTGGCACGAGCTTATGCACGCAGCTAGAAACGTATACGACACCTCCGTTGTCCCAAAGAAAAGCGATAGCTTTGATGCCTGGGAGCACTTTTTTATCGGGATTTGGGAAGAATCACTCCTGGTTCTATTAAGAGATAATCCAAAGCTTTTAGAGTACCTACTGTCCGATCACTAGGTATTTTCAATATAAGGTAAAATTAATCTATGCCTAATCTAATCCCAGAGGAACAAGAGCTAGCCGATGCTTTGCAGCTCATTGCTGACAAGTACGGCAAGTTCAACGATGACAACACTGGCATCTGGGCTGGCTACACTCCTGCTTCTGAGAACGAAGAGAACGCCGCTATTGGTGTTAAGTGTGGCAACTGTGTGTTCTATAACGCGCCTAATGGATGTTCTATCATTGTTGCTGAAGTTGAGGATGGTGGGTTGTGCCGCTTTGCTGTTCTTCCTGATGGCTCTGTAAATGCAAGCGGTGGGGCTGGAGCGCCTGCTGAAATTTTAGATATGGATGAAATTGAATATCCAGAAGATTCTGTAACCGCAACCGCTGGTTCAAAACCTGCTCCTAAAAAAGATCAGATAAAAGGTTCTAGCAAAAATAAAGCTGGCTCTGCTGCTAGCGGTAAGGGTGTCGACTTTACCGAGGCAATAATTAAGTCACTAGAAAATAAGGTCTCTGCCCACAACGAGAAGGCCCCTAACGGACGTAAGGTTACTCTTGCTAAGTTGAAGGCTGTTTATCGTCGTGGTGCTGGCGCTTTCTCTAGCTCACACCGTCCAGACCAAAACCGCAACTCATGGGCTATGGCTCGTGTAAATGCTTTCTTGCACCTAGTCAAAAGCGGTAAGCCTAAAAACTCTAAGTACACAACAGATAATGACCTGCTTCCTAAGATGCACCCACGCTCAAGCGAAGCCTCTGCGATGTCTCCTGTACTTGCAAGCTTAACTGCTGCACTAAATTTCGAGTACGATCTAGAGAACGATTCTGAGGACCTAATAGAGCCTTGGCTTCAGTAAGTCATTAGTTACTTTTTACCTGAGGTTGTGCTAACCTCTAGTAATGATTATTGGACTAAGCGGTGTTGCAAGATCTGGCAAAGACACGGTTGCAGATCACCTTATAAAAAATTATGGGTTTACAAAGGTGTCTTTTGCTGACCCTATTAGAGAGTCTCTCCTTAGACTAAACCCCACAATCTCCGTGGCTGGCCACTATATGTCCCTAGCTACTGCGGTCCGGCTTATTGGCTGGGAAGAATTAAAGACTCAGAGTGAAGACATCCGTGAGCTCATGCAACGAATGGGGACCGAAGTCGGTCGTGAAATGTTTTATGAAGATATCTGGGTTGACGCTGCCTTAAATAAAATTACACCTGACATGAAAGTAGTTATTGCGGATGTTCGATACCCTAACGAAGCCGATGCTATTCAAAAATCTGGTGGAAAACTTTGGCGCATAGAGAGACCGGGGGTAGGCCCTGCCAATGGGCACCCTTCGGAAAGTGCCTTAGATTTATATAAATTCCGCATAAGACTTGCCAATGAAGGCACCTTAGAGGATCTTTGGAAAAAGGTTGATCTAGAACTTGACAAATAGTTTTTAGCCTCCTATAGTTTAGGTATGAATAAAAAACTGATTGTTGGAGCCTTAGCTGCTTCACTTACACTAACCGCTGTTCCTGCCTATGCTGCCGTATCTTCATGGGGTCTAGACCGCATTGATGGTGCCGTTGACGGCAACTACTCCGCGTCACTCACGGGGGCTGGCGTAACTGCCTATGTTCTAGATACTGGTGTTGCACTTACTGACCCTGGATTTGGTGGACGCGCTTCTGGCGATGTTGATTGCCACGGGCACGGGACTCACGTAGCCGGGATCATTGGCTCTTCGGAGTTCGGAGTTGCCCGCGACGTAAAAATTGTCTCTATTAAGGTGACTGATTGTAAAGGTGCTGCCTACCCTAAAGACGTGGTTGCTGGTATTGACAAAGTAATTGCTATGAACAATGGCCCTGCAGTTGTAAACATCAGTGTGACTGTTGGCAAAAGCGCCACTGTAGATGCCGCTATTGATCGTCTATACGCTGCTGGCATTCTCCCAGTAGTTGCAGCATCAAACACAAACACTGATGCATGTAGATGGAGCCCTTCTGGTACACCTAATGCCTTTACCGTTGCCGGGATTAATAAGAATGATCAGCGCACTACTAGTTCGGCTTATGGTGAGTGCGTAGATATTTTTGCTCCAGGTGGTTTGATTAATTCTGAAGACTGGGCTAGACCTAGTGCCTACAAAACCATGACCGGAACCTCAATGGCATCGCCTCACGTTGTTGGTGTTGCTGCTTTGTATCTAGAAAAAAATCCAACCGCTAAACCATGGGAAGTTGCCAAGGCGCTACGTGATGGTGCACTTGCTGGTGCAGTAATAGATGCAAAGTCAATCAATGGTAACTACCTACTTAGCACTGCATTTCTTGGTGGCACTCCTGTAGTCAAGCCAGCACCTGCTGTAGTGGACGCACCTATGGCTATTAGTTCTCCAGCTAAAACCACTACTGTTCCTGTAAAGCCAACTGCAGTCTTTGCAAGTAAGGCAACCTCTGGCTACAAGCTCTCATGGAAGGCACCAACTAATGCTGATACTTCTGGAGTCATTGGCTACAAGATAGAGAGTAGTGCAAATGGTAGCGTTTGGACTACGGTGGTCACTACTACAACTCCTGATGTATTTGCAGATGTTTCAGTTGCTGGATACTACCGAGTTAGTGCAGTTGGGTATCTAGGAATTGGACTTCCAAGTTTGACCGTAAGGGTTAGATAATGACTAAGCAACTAGTAAACATTGATATTCCCCAAGATGATGTGTACCGTCTATTGACTGCACTCAAGCTTGCGGAGATTCACTACGGCAACACTCAGATGTGGGATGCAAGCGCGTACGCTAGCAAACTACACGTTCGTTTGAAGAAACAGATCTTTGATTTCGTGGAGGTAGAAGATGGCGAAGACGCTTAAGGGAACTATTAAAGATATGGTTAAGGGTGTTGAATCGGCGACTCGTGATCCACTTGGTCGTTTTGTAACTACTGCACCTACCCACCGGGGTGTTGACGTTACCTACACGACTGGAGCCTCTACTGGTGGCACGCACATGCATGCTGGGGATATGGCAATTCCTGCATGGCTTAATGATCGCGTAAAGCTTCTGAAAGAAGAAGAATACAAACGTGGTCAAAAAGAGGCTCTTAAAAAGATCTGGGACTTAATTCCAAGTGTTGGCGATACTACTTACATACTTAATTCTGGAGATTCAATTATTACTACACGCACGGCACTTATGGGCACTGCTACGGTAGTAAGTCGTGAAGTCATTGTCCACAAAGATTTTCTATTTCCTGAAAATGCTGGAGAAGAAGTACCAACTATTATCTCTGAGGCAATCAAAGAACTCGAGGTTGGTTGGTACCAGGATGACAAAGCAGACCTTTACTACTACGAGGGCGAGAGTCACTGGAAAGAAGTTGACCTTGCTACAAATAAGCAGCTTACTGAAGACGCAATCCTAGGAAAATTGGAGTACATCGGATGAAAACAAAAGTAAAAGCACGCCCTACGCTGGCTCAGATTAAAACAGTCAAAGAGTGGGCAAACTCTATTGCGACTGAGGACAATGATATTGTCCAGATTCGTAAGAAAAATGGAATTATCTACGTAATGAAGACTGAGGTCTGTAGGTCTAGTACTTGGGAGCGTCTCGATCCTGCGGACGAACCAGTGATTATTGATGTGCACGGCAAAAACCTTGAAGAGAAGCTTGGCAATTCTGATGCTGAAATCGTAGACGCCACTACTCTGAGTGAAAAGGTAAAAAAGGTAAAGCCAAAGCCAATTCCTAAAATCACAACTGGTTGGTATCAGGACTCTATGGCAAACCTTTTTAAGTACGAAGGCAAGGGAATCTGGGACACGCCAGAAAAAGATTGGGAAAAGTTGCTAAATCTTGCAGACTCTGGTACGTTAGAGTACATCGGATAGAAAGGCAATGACATGAATGACGATAAAGAACTTGAGCCAGTCCTGGCTCGATTTAGTAAAGGCTGGGGGACCTATGTTGATGTAAATAAAGGTTGGTATCCAATTATTACTGACCTAAACCAGAAGTTGGCATATCTATATCCAGACTATGAGATTCAGCAAATTAAAGAAAAATTTGGAACACTACGTTACTACTGTGCATATGGTGACGGTGGCAATGTTAAGTCTGAAATTGCAGATGATTTAATTCGACTTGCAGAATACTACTCAAGTAGAACTTGTGAAGTATGTGGATCTTGCTCCGTGCGCGGTACTAAGGATATTCGACTAGATGAAACGGTTAAAGTTCGTTCTAATGCTGGTTGGTACAAAACCTTATGCCTAGGTTGCGCTATTGAGCGTGGCTATGAATTTACAGAAGAAGAGTTGGAGGATCAGTAATGCCATGTCAAATGTATAGCGGAGACGAGATCCGTGCGATGAACGCTGAGGATAGGGCGTCTAAGTGGAAGAAAGCTGCGGATAAGCTGACTCACGAGAACGATATGCTCCGTGAGGGGATCCTTGCTGCAGCTGAGAAATCCCCTAAAGCTTTTACTGCAACGTTTTTAAAGAAGGTAAACCTAGATCAGATTGCGCACCGCAAGGAAGATCTTCGCCGTCTTGAGAAAACATTCCGCGCATCTAAAGATGCAGAGAAGCTTGGCAAGGTTATGCTTGCTGATCCAAACAAACCACTAGAGAAGCAGTTAGGATTCGACCCAGATGCTTACTAAGATTAAGCGTAAGGTTCGTGGATACTTTAGACGTCGTGAAGTCGAAGCTGAGTGGCGAGGTTTTATAGCTGGAATTCAGTATGGCGAATACCTAACCAAGAAAGAGTTAAAAAATGAAAACCACTAATTACAAAATTAAGATTAAAAAAGAGAAGCCTGCTAAGCGAATCAGTCACGAGCTAACGCTCGATGAGTATGATGAGCTGACTATGGAGAATCAAATTCTAGGTGCGAGCTTGGAACGCGGAAAGATTGTAGAGGAACTAGAGCGTAGGGCGGAGCAGTTGCGTCAATTTTCGGAAGCAGCTGATCTTACTCCTAGCCACGATGTATTTGCGCAAGAAGCTCGCGGTGTTGAGATGGCAATTCGTCTTATTGCAAAGATACGTAAGTACGAGGATAACGTTGGCTGTCCAGAGTGTGAAGCTGGCTGGTAATGAACTGCCCTAACTGCTCGCCTACTGAGCTAGTAAAGATGCCTAAGGGATGGTATGAGTGTCCTGTGTGCCACTCAACTTGGATTGGAGTAAAAGATGGCAACTGAAGAAATGATTAACGAAGTTCACGCTTTGGTCGCTGCTTCTGTTTTGGCAGAGCGCGATCGGATCCTGAGTGGGTTGTGGGCTTTGCTAATTGAAACTCGCAAAGATCGGGACACGACTGACAATCCAGCCAGAGAAGCTCGCCTAGCAGGAAACTGTATGGGTATTGAAGATGCTATAGCTGTAGTTGAAGGGACGAACAATGGTTGATTTTAGTGATTGGGAGTCAGCAGAGGATGCTGTGTACGACGGTCCTGATGCCGAACAGCAAGCCGCTTACGCAAAGCGTAAAGCCATGCGCGAGTACATGGAACTGTCTCAGCAGTTAGAAGATGAACTAGTTGCTGAAATGGGGCAGGAAGAGTATGACGCTAGTCAACACTGGATTAATAATCCGCTGATTAAGCCTCGGAGCAAGGTTCACTTGTTTGAGCAGTGGGAAGCTCGTATCCGAAAAGAAGAGAATGAGCATATCATCAAACTGTTAGAGGAACGAAAGTGTGGATGCTATTGCGAAGTTCACATGGTTCTTGACCCAGCTATCGCTGCAATCAAGGGAGAGAAGTAATGATTGATCATGAACATGAATTCCGTCGTGGATATCACTATGCGATATTTGACGAGCAAGAACGTGTAGCCAAAGTGATACTGGCGGATCGCTCTGAGGACAGCAGAATTGACGACCTATTTGATTCAGCAGTATTTCAAAGTATTGGACGTAGCGAGTTCAAGCTTAAGCTAATGGAAATTCTTAAGGGAGGCACTAATGAGTGAACTGGACTATTCAGACTCTGTGACCATTAAAATCACCCGTGTGAAGTATGACGGAGAGCCGACCCACTGGGAGTATGATCTAGACAGCGGAGCTGGTGGAACTGGCCCTACGTTCTATGGTGTTCTAGATATGGCCGTAGAGGCTATCACTGGAGATCATGGAGATTTTGACTCTATCCACAATGATTGGGTAGACTTTGATGCAAATGATAGGAATGAAAATGGATAAGTACCTAACAACAGACGAGTTTATCTCGGTGGTCACTTTGGCTCTAAAGAACACGCTTGAGCGTGACTTTGGCGCTAACAATAAGTGCCACATCGTGGACCTTATGACGCACGCAACTACTGGTATGGAATGGATGTATCAGTTCGTAGATGCATATGGTGGCGTTGAATATGAGCGTCAGATTAAGCCTAAGGTCGAGGATATCGAGCCGATTGTCAAAAATGGGAAGAAGCGTAAGTAATGTTTTTTAAGAAAAAGAAACCAAGTTATAGTATTCCAGCTCTTTTAAAAGATGTTCCTTATATTGCCAGTGGACTTAATCGCGAAACTAAAAGCTATATTCGTCGTGATACATCAGACCGTTGGTCGGAAGTGAATCCGGTGCTGGAGAAAGATGAACTTGGATATGAGGTTGATACTCGCCGTATTGCCCGGGGAGATGGAGTATCTCGCTGGAATGACCTAGATAAGGCGACTTTTAACTAATGACTCATTATAAAATTCGGATTCACAAAGACACCGGGGTTGCTGGCGGTATTCCTCCGTTCTGGTTTTGGAACGTAGACTTTGGCAGCCTTACGGCGCATAACGTGACCTTTACTAAATGGGGGGCAAAGCGTGCAGCTATTCGCTACATCGCTAACCGAGAGAAAAGCGTTAAGCAAAAAGGTGAGGAAATGGTTTATGAAATTAACATCTAAACAGAAGCTTTGGATTGCCAAGGCTTGGATCAACTTCTCAATCGGTATGATGGTCCTTGCACTAATTGGACTGGTTGGTCTCATGGGGTGGGGAATCTGGTCTTTGGTTCCACCTGAAGTGCTATTCATATTTGGGATAGTAGCTGCTGGGCTTGCCTTAATGGGGGTCCTCATCTTCCTATTTGAAAAAGCAGAAAACTATGTAGAGGCTCACGGAGGTAGTAAGAGTGAATAACAATATGCTAGAGATGCTAGAGGAAATGAAGAACCTAGTTGCAATGTTAGCTGGGATTAAGCAGCAGGCTGTGGACTCTGGGTTTACAGAGGATACTGCAGAGCTTATTGTCTTGGAGTTCCTAAAAAAGGGGACTAGCTAATGGATATGTTTCTAATGCTGGTCAGCGCTATATGTCTCCTGGGCACCATTGCCTTCACCATCATGATTGAGCTAGAGAACCTTAAGCGCAACAAGAAAGCCGAAGAGAAGCCCTGGAAGGGCTGGTCTTTAACAGAACCTAAGTAGCGTTTTAGCCTCTGGGGTAGGATTATTAGATGCGCATGAATGATAGACCTCAGCCTAATAAGCACCTATTTATAGGCAAAGAAAATACCGCTGGCCTTTTAAGACTTAGCGACGAGGTCTTTTCCGCTCCTGAGGGCGGCATCTTTAACTTCACCGAGCACAAGATACATACTTTTGAACGTCCGGAGCCGGGGGAGCCCTGGAAAAATGACGACAGAAACCACTACACCACCAACTCCTATGGGCACAGATCGCCTGAGTTCGATAAGCAGGTGGACTTAATTATTGCTGGTTGCTCCCAGACTTATGGTCTAGGGGTGCCAGACGATCAAATCTGGGGCAAGCAATTGGCTGACAAGCTAAAGATGTCTCACGTGAACTTAGCAGCTCCTGGATGGTCAGTTCAGGCTATTCTTTCTTCGGTCTTGGCTTACATAGAGGAATTCGGAGCACCAAAGAAGATGGTCATCCTGCTTCCCGATTTTGCAAGAATGATTATCCCTTTAAGGTTTGATGTAAACAGATTCAATACTGGAAGGGAAAGACTTAGAAACGGCGAAGGGCTGCACGTTGAGGGCGTGAACTTTAGCTCTAACAACTCTAAGGACGTTGATGGGCCTAGGGACAGGTATGTCAAAAAGCCTTACGACCTATATGAGGTTCTTCCATACGAAGTACCCTTCTTCTTCTCTGCTCAAGCCTTGGCCTATTTAATCTCATACTGCAAAGCTGCTGGCATAGAGCTCATATGGAGTTGTTGGAACACAAGGATCTTAAAGTTCTATAGAGACCTAACTCTTGAGGGCTACTCCCAGCTAGATATGTCTGGCTTCATGGATAGAGAGATCTTGGACCGCGATGACTTTAAGGACACCAAACTATGCCACTCGGAGCTAGCCGAAAAGTACGGGGATAACTTCTACAGGGCTATAGGAAACGATTCCCACATGGGCATCCACGAGCACACGCACCTGGCCGAAGAGTTCTATTCGTTCATTAAGTCCAAGGGCTAGTCCAGTGGGCATTCTTTATCTAGTTCAGCAGGTCTATAAGAAGGTTAAGAACTGTATTTACCCTTCGAAGCGTGAAAAAGACCGCTTCATCTACTAACCCTTATAAACACTGGACTCTAGAGCCTTACCGAACAGCTGTTCGAATGTCTATAATATGCTATATTTCAGCAGATGCCGTATAAACTTAAGTTTAAGTTTGTACGCTCGATTTGACATATGTACTTGACAAGACCTAAACTGTCTTGTACTGTTTGATTATCGTTTAAAGAAAGAGATGAGATGGAAAACACATACAAAAGCATCGTGACCTCGGTGGTCTTTGGCAACTTGATTGCCTTTCCCGTGGTCTACTACAACTTCCCTTGGGAGACATACTTGGTGGATCCTTCTACCTACTACATCGTTCAGGCAGAGTCTCTAGGGCTTCTGATTGCCGCATGTATCTTCACCTATGAGTGGTTTAAGTATGCGGACAAGCCGTGGGTAAATAAGCTAAAAAGCCTAAAGCCTGCTACACTTAAGCGCAAAAAGTAACCCTCACCCCCTAATCCGTGGTAAAATATTAGTACCCTTTGCGCAGGATGCGAGTCATGCGCTAGGGTTTTTGCATAACTGAATATAAGAACCAATGTCACTTTGACAATAAACAGCCGAGTACTAAGGTATTCAAATTCTGAAAGGTAGGCTGCCAATGAAAAAGCTCATTGCAATTAGTGCGTTAG